TACCGCCACCCACGCGGTGAAGTACCCCGTCTATCTGTTCAAGTCTGGCGTCGTTTCCGAGGGCATCCAACAGGATCTGCGCCTCGCCGCTGACCGCAACATCCTCTCCATGCAGGATGTGCTGGCCGTCGATTACCACTACGGCTACCACGTGACCGGCACCAAGTGGGCCGCCTCCGGCGACAACCCCACCAACGCCGCAACCACCGGCAACCTGGCTGCAACCGCTTCCTGGAACCTGGTGTTCAGCAGCGCCAAGCAAGTGCCCGTGGCACGTCTGCTGGTAAATACGCCGTTTGATGTCAGCGCCTACTCATAACGGCTTCTGAGTAGGTACTATAGGGGCTCCGATGAGCCCCTTTTTCATGGAAACACGTCCAATACCGTCAACCATCGGATATGCAGCCTCCGCGTGTGGAAAAATACTAAGTTTTCACCGCTTAGAGCCTTTTGAGCTAAAACAAACAAACCATAGACAGGGCTACAAAAAAGTTTCCGTAAAAACTGCTAAGGGCATAAAAAATCGTTTGGTACACCGCCTGGTTTTAGAGGCTTGGGTAGGTCCGTGCCCTGAAGGCTGCGTCACTAATCACAAAAACGGAAATAAGACCGACAACCGCTTAGAGAATTTAGAGTATTGCACTCAGAGCGAGAATATGGCCCATTCTTATGGGTATGGTCTTAGTCCAAAACCCCCTACAAAGCGTGGGTCTGAATGCCTTCTTTCAAAACTCACCGAAGAAAAAGTCCTGGCCATACGGGCTAAAAAAGACCGCACGCCAGGTTATTTAAAACGTTTGGCGGGGGAATACGGGGTTACGCCGGCAACAGTCTCAAAGATCCTGCTGCGGCGAACATGGACGCACATTTAAAGCGACCTACAGCCCGAGCCGAATCTCCTCTTGCGCCTTGAACACCTCCCCGGTATTCATCGTCATCTTGTACGACTGCAAGAACAGCTGATTGATGACGTCATAACTCACCTGGAGCGTCTCATGGATCTCCTTAGTCTCCATAAGTTCCTCATTACGAAGGCGGCGAATCTCCAGCGCCACATCTTCAAGTTTGCGAACCTCTTTACCCGGCAGCGCAGGATTTACGGCGGGTTTTGCTTCCGGCTTAGATTCAGAGGAAGCAGCGGACCTACGAGCAGGCATGGAACTGGTACGTCTTTACATATCACAGGATAACGCCCGCCGATTTCTTGACGTTCCACCGCACCTTGTAGCCGAAGCCCAAGTCGAGGTTGAAATGGCCGGTGGAGCGGTGTATCACATGTCTGTGTTACCAAAAACCCGCAAAATGAAGCGAGCTAGACTTAACAGAAGACTGTACTGACTGTCGTGGCTGCTGTCGTCGATGCCACTTTAAGTGGAGCAAACTCCAATAGCTACGTGACGCTGGCTGAGGCAGACGCCTACTTCGAGACAGTTCCCCATGCCGAGCACTGGACCGGCTCCGACGACGCCAAAAATCGCGTTTTGATCTCAGCCACCCGTTATCTCGACGTATTCACATATTTTGGCGAGCGCTGCACCACAACCCAAGCATTGAAGTGGCCCCGCAAAGAGTTCAAAGTTGACGGCGTCGAAATCGCCTGCACCTTTATCCCCGCTCAAATCAAGACCGCAACGTTCGAGCTAGCCCACTCACTTAAGTACGACGGTGAGGCCCTTGTCGGCAGCACCGGCAAAACGGGGATCTACGACGAAGTAGAACTAGGCGACCTCAAAGTCAAATACAACAGCGATACCCAAACACCCGGCGTCATCAACAACATCCTCGACGTCTACCCCTGGCTCGAATCCTTCATCGGTGCCTACACCCAAGCTGGAGCGACCAACTACAACGTGAAGTTACTGCGGGGCTGATATGGCACTGATTGACGACACATTCGGCGCAATACCGGCCCAGATCCTCGCGGATTGGGGCATCGACATCACTTACATCAAAACCACCACACCTCGCACCTACGACCCAGCCACCGGCACGGTCACTGGAGCGGACACCAACGTTACGGTCAAGGGCGTAATCAGCCGCCTCACTCCCCGCGAATCCGAGGGCCTTTACCAAACAACCGACATCAAAGTCATCATCGGCAGCGCCGAACTCAACGGCTACTACCCCACCGAAGCCGACCGCATCCAGTACCCACAGGCTGGAGCGACCCGCGAAGCCAAGATCATAAGTATTTTGACCTATCGCGGCGACAACCCGGTTTACCACACCCTCATTGCGAGGCCGCAATAGTGAGAAACGATTTAACAGATCTGGTAAATGTCTTGGATCGCCTTGGCTCATCGCTAGTGCTATCTGGTCCAGCGCGAGTTGCCAGAAAGACAATCAGAGAATTGCAGCAAGAGGGGCCTAGCTGGACCGGACGCTTTTCAAACTCTTGGCAACTTGAGACAGATGACGGGCGTTTATACAGTGGCGACGGAGGTCCAGGCGAACCGAGAGACATAAACATCCCTGTAGGTGTGTTTACCGGAAGGCAAAACGTTAGAGGCGTACTGCCCATTAAAGACAGAGCCATCGCGACTATCTCTAACTTTGCACCCTATGCAGCACAAGCAACAGACCTTGAGGAAGGTATTTTCATTAGAGACTGGGCAAAACCTCCTTCGGATAAGCCACAAACAGCTTTAGGTAGGAGCAAGTTTTACGAAGAAGACTCCGGTCGTAAGTTCCCCTCATTTAGGGGAGATCCAGGCGGAGGCAACCCTTTATCCGTTTCGGGTACAACCGCAGATCTAGACTGGTTCGCTGATTACGTTAGAGGGGGAAGACTAGACAGAACATTGAGAATAGAAATGGACGGCCTACTTCAGGAGTTCAAATGAACTACCAAGCAATCCGCGCTGCTGTCGAGTCGCCGCTACTCACCGCCTTCAACAATCTCGACCCAGCAGTACCCGTCTATTTCGACAACATCACTGCCGTACCACCCAACACAACGACCGAGTACGTTCGAATTAATGTAACTTTTGGCCTTACCAGTGAATTAACTCTTACCTCCAGCGTTCGAGATGTCCGTGGTGCGTTGATTGTGCGTGTTTTTAGCGAAAAGGGTCGAGGCCCTGCCCGAAACCAAGAGCTAGTCAACGCTGCAGTGACGGCTTTAAAAACTCTAAAAACCCAACCAAAAACCATATCCGGTGTATTCGCACGAGTCGGAAACATTAACGGGCCTAATTTCTCCGCCGTTGACGCAACCCCCCATTTTGTGGGGCGTCTAGACGCTGGCTATACAGCCACGCAGCTTACACGCGATTACATACTCACCACGCAAGCCAGCGACTTGCTACAAACGCAGGCCGGGCAGGATATAGTTGCAACCCTTTCAACGATATGAACTTCCAAGCAATCCGGGCATCCATGGAAAGCCCCATCCTCACCGCTTTCAATGACCTGGCAACACCAGTACCAGTCTTTTTCGACAACATAACAGCCACACCGGCAAACTCAACAACAGAGTTTGTCCGAGTAAACGTGCAATTTGGCCTCACCAACGAGACTCTATTGTCTGACGAAATAGACAACGTAAGCGGCACTCTTGTAGTACAAGTTTTCACTGAAAAAGGCCGTGGTCCGGCCCGTAACCAAGAACTTGTATCAGTAGCGAGTGACGTTATTGAAGCACTCAATAACACCGCAAAAACCTCTACCGGCGTTTACACCCGCGTTGGTCCGTTAAGCGGCCCTTCGTTCTCATCAACGGAAACATCACCTCATTTCGTAAGTAGACTTGAAGCACCATATGTTGCAACGGACCTGTCATAAATAGGGGCTAACCTGTAAGAAGCCGGGCAGTGCCCGCGACACTCCCCATTGTTAGGTTTTCTCATGGCAACCGTCCTGTCGGGCACCTCCGGCGCCCTCTACTACAAACCAGCCGGAACTTCTGTCACCACCCTCACCGCTTCCGCGTTTCCTTCCACCGGCGGCAACATCACCGTTGGCTCTTACCTGGGTTTCCGCGTCAACGACCCTGTCACCCTGGCCTACCCCGCTGGAGCGACCACCACTGGCGCGATTGCTGCCGGTGATTACTACGTGTTGACTTATTCAGAGTCAACCGGCGTGATGACCCTTAGCTCCACGGTGGGTGGTTCAGAAGAGACCGCAACTGCAGCACCTACTGGCTTCGGTTCCGACTTCGCCAGCATCACTTACACCGCTGCTGAAGTCGTCGGTCAGGTGCGCGACTGGAACTTTGAAATTACCCGTAGCGAGATCGATGTTACGACTATCGGTCAGGCTGTTACCGGCACTGCTCCTTTCCGGGCTTATATCCCTGGCTTTGCTGACGGTTCCGGCTCGGCCACCGTCTATACCACCGACGACGACACCCTGCTCTCCAGCCGTCTGATTGAAGACGTGATCCAGCGCGAGCAGAACGGTGCAACGATGAAGCTCTACATCGACCGCATCATGAGCGGCGCAAGTGTGGACGACACCGCCAGCCGTTCCATCGAAGTTCCCGTCATCCTGACTTCTGCCAGCCTGAACGTGAACCCCGACGATGGCCAAAGCGTGGCTATCAACTTCCGTCCCAGCGCTGCCCCGAGCTTCGACTTCACCAAGTCCTGATAGTCTGATACAAGCAGGTGTACTGAGCCCCGGCAATGCTGGGGCTTTTTTATTGTTCTTCGCTACAGTACAAACACATACATTTGTATTCCATGCCGGTCCCAGTTCGCGCTATTGACCGCCTCCGCAAAGCCGCGAATCTCGAACCAGCCAAGAAAGTCGTGGAACTTTCTGATGGCACCACATTTGAATTGTGGGTCACACCTTTGACTATGGCCGAGCGCGAACGCGCCCAACGCCAAGCCAAGTCCGATGATGCTGGTGCGTTTGCCCTCCAACTCCTGATTTCAAAGGCTCTGGACGAGAACGGCAAGAAGCTTTTTGCCACTGGAGAGATCGACATCCTTAAGAACGAAGTCAAGGACAAAGATCTCCAGTCCTTGATGCTCGCCATCCTTAGCGAAGACGAAAACGCTGAGGAGATGGACCCAAACTCCTAAGCGCGGATCTTCGCAAAGACAACTGGCTCATGCTCCAATTTGGCGTTGCCAAAGAACTGGGCATGAGCCTGTCCGAAGTCCGCACCACAATGACCCCCGAGGAACTCCTTGGCTGGAGCGCCTACTTCAAGATCCTCAACGAGGACCAAGAAAAAGAGATGGAGAAAGCCAAGCGTAGGCGATAATTTTTGGGTGCCTAGAATAAGGCATGACCTAGTGGCTGTGGATCGTGGCCTACAGAGCTGAAATTGAGATAGCTGTAAGAGGTGCTAGACAACTACAGGAGCTTAGGAACAGAATAGAGAGTACAGCAAACTCTATTGATGAAATCAATAGGGGTTTAGTCAGCGTATCGCAAGGCACCGTCGCTAGTTTTTCCGAGCTATCTAGATCGCTCAGGGACGCGCAGCAAAATTTTAATGACGCAGCTAGAGGCACATCCGCGTACGGTAACGCTCTAGATGATTTATTAGCAGCCGAAAGAAGTTACAACACTGAGTTACGCGAACGTAATCGCCTTCTAGAGGAGGTTGCAGAAAATGAGCGCAGGGTGAAACTTGCGTCAGCTGGAATAAGAGAGCGTACACAGTATTCAGGGCCTATCGGTCCAGGAGAGGCTTCCCCCATAAATGCTCTTGTTGGTCAGTCATCTGAAGTGGCGGGCAGGGTACAGAGGATTAAAGATATTAAGGATGACCAACGCGCATTAGATGAAGCCTTACTAAACCTCGAAAAAAAGTCTGCCGCAGAATTAAACAAAAAAGTACAGCTTCAGGAGAGTTTGGTAGAAGGTACTCGGGAAGTTTTAGAGCTTGTTGCAGAGGCACAAAGAATACAACAGAGAACCGCACCCGCCGAAAGACTTGCGCAAAGCTCCATAAAAGAAGCGGCAGAGCGTGAAGCTAGATTCGAGGCTAGAAAGACGTTTGCTGGACAGATTTTTGATATTGAAAAAAACTTCAGCAAACAACTTAATGATGCCGATTTAGAGTTTCTTAGGAAAAAATTTATTGTAGAGGAAGACATCCAAAAGCAGCTTTTTGACCGTGCTATTGCACTCGACAAAGAAGAGGGGAAGGCATTTGATGCTGAACTTAAAAGACGTACAGAAGCAAAGGCGGCGGCAATTAAAAAAGAAAATCGAATAGCTGAGCAGGCAGCGAGGCGCAGAAAGGAGGCGCTGGGTAGCGCCATTATCGGTGGAGCGTTCCCACTTCTCTTCGGCCAAGGCATAGGCGCTGCAGTCGGCGGTGGCGCAGGTGGTGCGGCTGGCGGTTTGGTGGGCGGCCAATTCGGCTTTGGCCTCTCCTTGGTTGGTACGGCACTTGGCTCCTCCTTTGACGCATTAGTCGAAGGCGCCAAAGAACTTGGGGCAGCGCTGGACCCTTTAACGGCAGATATAAGCGCAATTACAAAAGCGTCTGGCCTTAGCGGCACTAAGTTAGAAAAACTGATCCTCGATCTGGAGAAAACAGGTGACGCCGCTGGAGCACTCAGTTTAGCCACGGAGGAGTTAGAGAAAGTAGTAGGCAAGAGAGGGGTAAAAGCTTTGAGAGAATTTTCTGAGACAGCAAAAGATGTCTCTAACGACTTTGACGTATTCCTTACAAGATTTAAAGCTTTTATGGCTGACGTTTTTAATACATTGATTTTCCCTCGATCTGAGGCTGCTCTAAAAAAGCGAGGCGAAACTATTGCTGCTGCTCGTGAATCAACTGACCCACAAATCCAACGTGCGATCAGTAGGCTTGACGCAGCTTCAACTATAAGCGAACGCCTTAGGATCCAAGAGGTGATCGTTTCCCTTGTTGAGCAGGAAGAACAGGCACGTAGGCGGGAGTTAGAGCTTCAAATAGCTTCAAAAGGCGAAGCGGCGGCGAAATTACGAGAAATCGAAGCGTCTGTTGCCGAAAAACGTATTGAACTGGAAATTGAACTACTCAACGCTGCTGCTAATGATAAAACCCGCATCGCTTTAGAGAAAAAACTGGCGTTCCAACAGAAGCTAACAGAGGAACAGGCGCTCTATAACCAGTACGCCAGGGAGGAGATCGATATTGCCGTTCTCCGCGCAAAGATAAATAAAGCAGATATTGATTACAAAAAACGGATTGCAGGAATTGATAATGCCGCAGCTGCCGCAGACCTAAGGGATGCTAGGAAAGGTAGAAGAGGGGCCAAGCCCCCAGAAAGTAAAGCACTATCTCTCCAACGCGACATTTTAAGAGAGCGGTTAAATCTTTTCAATGTTGATGAGCAGATAGCTCGCGTAGGACTTGATCGTTTAAGTGTTTTGGAGCGTGAACAAGACGCAACTATGGTCCGTTATCTTGCAGAGACTCAGATTCTGGAAGCTGCACGAAAGGACGCCCTAAATAAGAACAAGGTAAAGGCAGACGAAGCTCTTATTAACGAGCTTTATGATGCCCGCCTACTCAAAATCAGAAAAGCTGCAATACTGGCCCTATCTGAAAGTCAGGCCGCAAAAGAGCGTTTACGCGCTGAGCAGCAAATTGCCGACCTACGTGCTGCCGCCGGATTTGACCCACTAGCGCTTGCTGATCGTACCCAACCCTACGGAATGTATGGAGCCCCAGAAAAGCCCATGGACTTCTCCACGGGCGCAGAGCTTAATGCGATCGTCAAACAAGAAGTTGCCCTGGAGCGTGTCCTAGAGAAGTACAAAGAAATTGGCCAAGCCGCTCAACTTACCAGCGAGCTTGTCACGACCGGCTTCCAAGACATGCTGACCGGAACCAAGAGTGCTGAAGAGGTGTTTGCCAACTTCCTGAGGAATTTGGCCGAGATGCTCATTAAGACAGCTCAACAAATGATTGCCCAATACATTGCAATCGGAATCGCCCGTGCGTTTGCCTTGGGGCAATCTCCAGCTGTCGGCACCCGAGCAAGCGACTTCAACCTCACGGGTTTTGGCAATCTAGAAAGCACCGGCGGTAACGTTTTTGCAGGGTTTACCCCCCGCGCAAACGGCGGCCCGGTCTCCACTGGTACGCCCTATATGGTTGGCGAGCGCGGCCCGGAACTGTTCGTTCCAAGTAATTCAGGGACCATTGTTCCGAACAACGCCCTTGGCGGTGACGTTAATGTGGTTGTAAACGTCACTGAGACACAAACCGATACCCGAGGTAACGGTGCCCGCGCCAACCAAGTGGGTAATGCCCTCGCGGCGGCTGTCCAGGCTGAGATTATCAAGCAGAAACGACCCGGAGGACTCTTGGCGAACTGATGGCTACCTTCCCTTCCTACGACCCCGTCTACTCTGCTACAAAACAGAGTCGTCCCAACACCCGCAAGGTGCAGTTTGGGGATGGTTACGAGAACCGCGTTTCTTTCGGCCTGAACCAAAATCCGAAGGTGTGGTCGCTCACCTTTGACCTAAAGGACACCGACGCTGACATTGTTGAGACATTCCTAGACGCCAGGGCAGTCGATGCAGCATCCTTTGATTGGACACCCCCTGGAACGACAACAGCGTATAAGTGGGTGTGCGATGAGTGGTCACGAGAAATCTATTCTTTTGAGCGCAGTAAGATAAAAGCGGACTTCCGCCAAGTATTTGAGCCATGAGCACTATTGTCACTAGGGCTGGCAAGGGCTCACCACTCACTCACACCGAAGTTGATGCCAACTTCACCAACCTTAATACAGATAAAGCTGGTTACGTAGCTGGTGAAGGTGGCACAGTAACGCAAGCCACCAGCAAAAGCACAGGCGTCACGCTTAGCAAGAAGTGCGGTCAAATCACAATGAACGCAGCAGCACTTGCTGCTGACACAACCGTGACTTTCACGCTGACCAACACTGAGATCGTTGCTACCGACATCATTATTCTCAACCATGTCAGCGGAGGCACCGCTGGGTCGTATCTTCTGAACGCTCAGGCTGGATCGGGTTCCGCAAGCATCAATGTCCGCAACATTACTGGTGGTGCGCTATCTGAAGCAATCGTAATTGGCTTTGCGATTATTAAAGCTGTAGTTAGCTGAGCATGGCTTACGTTGTCTCCGGTTACTGGGATGTCGGTTATACCGACACCGAATCCAGTGCGGCGATAACTGGTGAGCTGCAGGGAATCAATCCGACTGCGATCATTGAGCTATTTCAGCTTGAACTGAACGCCGCTCAGCATGGTGTAAATCAGACTTACTATTTCCACAACGGCACTAGACAAAATTCTGGCAGCAATTTGGTATTTGGTGGCACAATTTACATAGCGCTGCCGATTGAAGCCGATGGCTTTGCATATTCTGGCCAAGGCAGTTTGCCAAGGCCAACGCTGAGGGTCAGCAATATCCTCAGCACAATTACGGCTCTGCTGGTGACACTGCCGAACGGCTTGGAAGGCGCAAAAGTTACGCGGCTTCGTACGTTGGCGCGTTACATTGATGATGCGAATTTTCCTAGTGGGAATCCTTACGGCACGCCCGATCCAACCGCTTTGTTCCCACTTGAGGTCTATTACGTTGACCGAAAATCAACCGAAAATCGAAATTTAGTCGAGTTTGAGATGGCCAGCGCATTTGACCTTGCATCTGTTCGGGCGCCGAAGCGTCAGTGCATCAGCCGTTGTCAGTGGGTGTACCGATCTGCAGAGTGCGGTTACACAGGCACCAACTATTTTGACGCCAATGATAACCCTGTTGTAAATACATCTGAGGATGTTTGCGGCAAGAAGCAGAGTAGCTGCGAAGCTAGATTTGGTGAGAATAACGAGCTGCCATTTGGCGGCTATCCCGGCATTGGTACTTTCTTCGCATGACCTGGCGCGACGCTGCTTTACAAGACGCTAAAGACCGCGATCCTTGGGAGTCGGTCGGTCTGGTCGTTGTCGTCAAAGGCCGTGAGCGGTATTGGCCATGCCGCAACATGGCGCACAACATGGAAAGCATGTTCGTGCTGAATCCTGAGGATTACGCTGCTGCATCAGATGCTGGTGAAATTGTCGGCATTGTTCACAGCCATCCGCATACCGCAC